GGCCGCGACATCGTCGAGCGCGGCGCCTTCGCCCGCTCGATCAGGACGCGCGGCGCGGCCGGCATCCGCATGCTCTACCAGCACGACCCGGCCGAGCCGATCGGCCGCTGGACCGAGATCAGGGAGGACGCGCGCGGCCTGTTCGTGCGCGGCCGGCTGGCCGAGGGCGTGACCCGGGCGCGCGAAGTGCGCAGCCTGATGAAGGGCGGCGCGCTGGATGGGCTGTCGATCGGCTTCCGCACGGTGCGCGCCAGGGCCGACGCCGCCGGCATCCGCCACATCATCGAGGCGGATCTGTGGGAGATCTCGGTGGTCACCTTCCCGATGCAGCCCGGCGCGCGCGTCGAGCGGATCAAGGCGGCGGGCGGCGGGCTGCCGACCACGCGCGAATTCGAACGCTGGCTCACGCGGGATGCGGGGCTGACGCGCGGCGAGGCCAGAGCGGTGATCGCCAGGGGCTATGCCGAACTGAAGCGCGAGCGGGACGCCGCGCGCGGGACTGACCAAGGGCTGGCCGCGACGATCCGTGCGGCCGCAGAACGGTTCAACACGAAGGATGTCTGAAGAAATGAACATCGAACATCAGGCCGCGCCGGAGCTGAAGTCGGCGCCGGACAATGCGGAAGTGGCCGAGGCCTTCGACGAATTCATGTCGTCGTTCGAGAGCTTCAGGGCCGAGAACGACCGGCGCCTCGCCGAAATCGAGCGCAAGGCGGGCGCCGACGTGCTGACGGTCGAGAAGGTCGACCGCATCGGCAAGGCGCTGGACGAGCAGAAGCGGACGCTGGACGCGATCGCGCTGAGGAACGCGCGGCCGGGCTGCCCAGCGAGCACAAGCAGGCGTTCGAGAGCTATGTCAGGAACGGCGACGACCGGCTGCTGCGCGCGCTCGACACTAAGGCGATGTCCTACGGCTCCGGCCAAGACGGCGGCTACCTGGTGCCGCCCGAGACGGAGGCCGAGATCGGCCGCCGGCTCTCGGCGCTGTCGCCGATCCGCTCCATCGCCAGCGTCAGGCAGGTGTCGAGCGCGGTGCTGAAGAAGCCGTTCTCGATCTCCGGGCCGGCGGTCGGCTGGGTCGCCGAGACGGCGGCGCGGCCGCAGACGGCATCGAACACGCTGGACGAGCTGCAGTTCCCGACGGCCGAGCTCTATGCCATGCCGGCGGCGACCGCGGCGCTGCTCGAGGATTCGGTAGTCGACCTCGACCAGTGGATCGCCGGCGAGGTGGAGACCGCTTTCGCCGAGCAGGAGGGTGCGGCCTTCGTCAATGGCGACGGATCCAACAAGCCGAAGGGCTTCCTCGACTACGATACCGTTGCGGAAGCGAGCTGGGTGTGGGGCAAGCTCGGCTACGTCAAGACCGGCGTCTCGGGCGGCCTGCCAGCCGACGATGCCTCCGACGTGCTGATCGACACCATCTATGCGCTGAAGGCCGGCTACCGCCAGAACGCGACCTGGGTGATGAACCGCAAGACGCAGGCCTCGATCCGCAAGCTCAAGGACGACGACGGCAACTACCTGTGGCAGCCGCCGGCCGCGCCCGGGCAGAAGGCGATGCTGATGGGCTTCCCGCTGGTCGAGGCAGAGGACATGCCGGACGCCGCGGCCGACGCCACGCCGATCGCCTTCGGTGACTTCTCGCGCGGCTACCTCGTGGTCGACCGCACCGGCGTGCGCGTGCTGCGCGACCCGTATTCCGCCAAGCCCTACGTGCTGTTCTACACGACCAAGCGCGTCGGCGGCGGCGTGCAGGATTTCGACGCGATCAAGCTGCTGAAATACGGAACCGCCTGACCGTCACCGGGCGGGCCACTCCTCCCGCCCGTCGGGCGTTCCGCCGCGGCCCCGGTTCCTCCCGCCGGGGCCGCACCTTTTCTCCTTCCGACGAGGATACCCGATGGCGCTGTTCCGCACCGTGGAGCCGGCGGCCGAGCCGGTGACGCTCGCCGAGGCGAAGGCGCATCTGCGCGTCTCGCATGCGAGCGAGGACGAGCTGATATCAGGGCTGATCCGCGCCGCCCGCGACGAGGTCGAGAAGGCCTGCGGCCTTGCCCTGATCGATCAGAGCTGGCGGCTCGCCCTCGACTGCTGGCCGCGGCACGGCACGGCGCTGCTGCCGCGCCATCCGATCAAAGAGGTGCTGTCGGTTACGGTTTACGGTAGCGACGGCGAGGCGAGCCTGGTCGATCCGGGCACCTACCAGCTCGACAGCCTGTCGCGGCCGGCGAGGCTGCACTTCGAGGCGACGCCGGCACCCGGCCGGGTGATGAACGGCATCGAGATCGACTTCACCGCGGGCTTCGGCGAGGCCGGCACCGACGTGCCGGACATCCTGAAGCGGGCGATCCTGGTGCTCGTCGCGCACTGGTACGAGTTCCGCGGCGTGTACGGTGCCGGCGACCAGCCGGTATCCTATCCGCCGGGCTACGACCGGATGATCTCAGGCTACCGCGCGCGGAGGATCCGATGATCCTCAACCTCGACGCCGGGCTGCTGCGCACGGAGCTCACGATCGAGCAGGCAAGCCCGTCCCCGGACGGCATGGGCGGCTTCACCGAGACCTGGACGGCCCTTGCCACGGTGTTCGGCCGGCTCGAGCCGGTCAGCGCGAGAAGCACATTCGGGGCCGACCAGCGGCTGGAGACGGTGAGCCACCGCATCACGATCCGGCAGCGCGACGACGTGTCGAGCGGCATGCGCTTCGTCCACAAGGGCCGCGTCTTCGAGATCATGACGGTCCGCGATCCCGACGAGACCGGCCGCTACCTGGTCTGCGAGACGCGCGAGGAGGGACGATGAAAACTGCCGTGAAGCTGACGCTCGACGGGCTTGTGCGGGCCTTGCGCGTCAGGGCGCATGATCTGGCGGACGCCGCCGAACGGGATTACCGTCCCGGCCTGCGACCGCCGGCCGGAGGAACGAAACCGACGGCTCCGGGCAAGCAGCCGAAAGCATCGAAGGAGCCTGCCGATGACCTCCCCGGCCGCTGAACTGCAGAAGGCGATCTTCACCGCGCTCGGCTCGGACACGGCGCTGACGGCCGCGCTCGGGGAGAACCGCATCTTCGACCAGGCGCCGGCCAACGTCGCTTTCCCCTACATCACCTTCGGGCGCACCAGCGTCTACGACTGGTCGACCGGCACCGAGAAGGGAACAGAGCAGCTCTTCACGCTGCACATCTGGTCCAAGGCGAAGGGCAGCAAGGAGACGCTCGAGATCATGGAGATGGCGCGGTGGGTGCTCGACGACAAGTCGCTGCCGCTCGACGGCCACCACCTCGTCAACCTCAGGCTGGAATTCGCCGAAGCCCGCTACGACGATGACCTCGCCGTGCATCACGGGCTGCTCAGGTTCCGGGCCGTCACGGAAGCGAATAGCGAGTAGGGAGTAGCGAATAGCGACGGTGGCCATCTCGGCCCTATTCGCTGCTCCCTATTCGCCATTCGCCCCCAATAAACAGGAGACCTCCCAATGGTCGCACAGAAGGGCAAGGACCTTCTGCTCAAGATCGATTCCACGGGTCTTGGCAGCTTCACGACGGTGGCGGGCCTGCGCGCCAGGCGGATCGCCTTCAACAGCGAGACCGTCGACGTGACGGATTCGGACTCGGCCGGCCGCTGGCGCGAACTGCTCGCCGGCAGCGGCGTGCAGCGCGCGGCGATCAGCGGCTCGGGCATCTTCAAGGATGCGCAGTCCGACGCCGACATCAGGACGCGCTACTTCTCCGGCGACATCGTCGACTGGCAGTTCGTGGTGCCGGACTTCGGCACGGTCGAGGGACCGTTCCAGATCACCTCGCTCGAATATTCGGGCAATCACGACGGCGAGGTGACCTTCGAGATCGTGCTGGAATCGGCCGGCAGCATTTCCTTCACGGCGGCGCCATGATTGCGAACCGGCATCGCGGCGAGGTGGCAGCCCGGCTCGACGGGCGGGACTGGCGGCTCTGCCTCACGCTCGGCGCGCTGGCCGAGCTGGAGGCCGCCTATCGGGCCGAGAATCTCAACGCGCTGGTCGAGCGCTTCTCGACCGGCAGGCTGTCGGCGACCGACCTGATCCGCGTGATCGGCGCGGGATTGCGCGGCGCCGGCAGCGAGGTGAGCGATGGTGAGGTCGGTGCGATGCGCTGCGAGGACGGCGCGGCGGGGTTCGCGGCGATCGTGGCGGAGCTGCTGGTGGCGACATTCGGCGGGCAGGCGATTGGCGAGACCGAGCGGGCAGGCGGCATGAAGCCGCGGGAGAACCGGCCAAACCCTTGAGGGCCGCAGCGGGCGACCCGTTTCCCTGGGCGATGGTGATGACCGTCGGCCTCGGCCTGCTGCGGCTTTCGCCGGGGGACTTCTGGTCAATGACGACGCGCGAGTTCGAGCGCGCCGCCGCGGCGGTGCTGCCGGACCAGGCGCCGGCGCTCGGGCGCGGCGAACTCGACGCGCTGATGGCGGCGTTCCCGGACGACACAGGGAGGGCGAGGAGAGATGGCTGAGCCGATCGATTTCGAGATTCGCGCCGACACCAAGCCGTTCGAGGCGGCCCTCGCAAACCTGGGCAAGCTTTCGGAAAATCTCGGTGCGCAGCTGACCGGCGCGCTGAAGAGCGCGGCGGTCAGCGGGCGGGAGCTCGACGATGTCCTGCGGCGCGTCGGGCTGAACCTTGCGGGCCTGGCGCTCGAGCAGGGGCTGAAGCCGTTGCAGTCGCTGGCGGGATCGCTGTTCTCCGGCCTGTTCCAAGGGGCGTCGGGTGTATTGCCTTTCGCCAAGGGTGGCGTGCCGGGCCATGTCGTGCCGTTCGCGGCGGGCGGGGTGGTGTCGACGCCGAGCTTCTTCCGGGCCGGCCGCTCGCTCGGCGTGATGGGCGAGGCCGGACCGGAAGCGGTGCTCCCGCTGGCGCGGGGCGCGGATGGTCGGCTGGGCGTCGCAACGTCGGGCGGAGGCGGCGCGGTCAATGTCGTCTTCAACGTCACCACGCCGGATGCGGCCTCCTTCCGCAAGTCCGAGGCGCAGGTGACGGGCATGCTGGCGCGGGCCGTGTCGCGCGGGGCGCGGACCTTGTGAGGCGGTTGGCAATCGGCAGTCGGAGATCGGGTTGTTGAAAAGTCAGACTTCGACTGTCGGCGGCCCATTGTCGACCGGCGTTCCGAACATCGAGGACATTCCATGACGGAATTCGCGACCTTCCACGAGGTGCAGTTTCCGCTGGCGATCTCGTTCGGCGCGACCGGCGGGCCCGAGCGGCGCAACGAAATCGTCGAGATGACCTCCGGCCGCGAGCGGCGCAATGCGCGCTTTGCACATTCCAGGCACCGCTACGACGCCGGCACCGGCGTGCGTTCGATCCGCGACCTGCAGGAGGTGATCGCGTTCTTCGAGGCGAGGCGCGGCTCGCTCCACGGCTTCCGCTTCCGCGACCCGTTCGACATGAAGTCTTGCCGGCCGGAGGAAGAGCCGACGCCGCTCGACCAGCAGATCGGCATCGGCGACGGAACGAACCGGCGCTTTGCGCTCACCAAGACCTACGGCGCCGGCGACGACGCCTATGCAAGGCTCATCCTGAAACCGGTGGTGGCGACGCTGAGGGTTGCGGTCGACGGCACCGAAAAGGCGTGGCCGGCCGATTTCGACTTCGATGCGGCGACCGGCGAGGTGGTCTTCACGGAAGACTCGTTACCAGGCGCGGATCTGGTGGTGACGGCCGGCTACGAGTTCGACGTGCCGGTCCGCTTCGACACCGACAGGCTGACCGTCAGCCTGACGACGTTCAACGCCGGGCAGGTCCCGTCCATCCCGCTGGTCGAGGTGCGCCCATGACGAGCTATCCGCCGGCCCTCCTTGCGCATCTTTCGGGCGAGATCACCAGTGTCTGCCATTGCTGGAAGCTGACGCGGACGGACGGCACCGTACTCGGCTTCACCGATCACGATGAGGCGCTGGCCGTCGACGGACAGCCCTACGCGCCGTCGTCCGGCTTCACTGGCAGCGAGGCGCGAGACACGCTGGGCCTCGCGGCGGGGAGCATCGACGTCGAAGGCGCGCTGTCCTCCGACCTGCTGCGCGAGGAGGACGTGGCGGCCGGCCTCTATGACGGCGCGCGTGTCGAGACGCTGCTCGTCAACTGGCGCAGCCCGGCGGATTTCGCCCTGATCCGAACGGCGACGATCGGCAGGATCACGCTGAGCGACAACCGTTTCGTCGCCGAATTGCAAGGCGCCTTCCATGCGCTCGACCAGGCCAGCGGGCGCTATGTGCGCCGGCAGTGCGACGCCGAGCTCGGCGACGGCCGCTGCGGCGTGGCGCTGGCCGGCGGCTTTCACGGCACCGGCGCGGTCGTCGCCGCGGCCGGGATCGACACGATAGAGGTCTCGGGCATCGACGGCTTCGCCGACGACTGGTTCTCGGGCGGCGTGCTGTCCTGGACCAGCGGCGCCAATGCCGGCCGCACGGCGCGGGTCTTGACGCATTCCCGGCTGGGAAGCGACGTGACGCTGGTGCTGTGGCCGGGAACCGGCTTTGCACCCGTTGCGGGCGACGCCTTCGCGGTGACGGCCGGCTGCGACAAGAGCTTCGCCGCCTGCAAGGCCAAGTTCGGCAACGCGGAAAACTTCCGCGGCTTCCCGCACCTGCCGGGCAATGACGCCGGCTACGGCTATGTCACGGACGGCGGGGTGTTCGACGGCGGACCGGTGGTGCCGTAGCGATCGGGAAATGGGAGGTAGTGAAGGTGTCCGCTGTCGCTTGCGCGTCAAGCCGCATCAACGACGCCTCAGGGATGTGTCTCTTCCAATCTGTGGACTCGCTGCTCGACGCGGCGATTGTAGGCGTGCATGTCTGTCAGCTGCGTACCGATTGATTGCATGGCGGTTTCGAGCGCCGCCACACGATGATCCATTCGTCGCATGATTTCCATCATGACGGTCATATCGTCGCGCATCGTGCGCAGTTCACCCAAAACGGCATCCTGCTGGCGGGCAATAAA